GGGAGATACTTGCCCTCCGTGCGAATGATTCTCATTTTTTACCGCTTTAACTCGTTGAATCAAAATCCGCATGAAAGAGGTGGGGCTTAAATTCCCCACCTCTTATAACAGGTTGTATATTTCTTTTTCGGTCAATTTCTTGATATACATATTTTCGTAACGCACAATGCCTATTTTCAAACACTTGCTAAACCATTCAAGAGCACCCGGTTTGCCTTTTGTCAAAAGAACGTTTTCAGAATGATCGTCAAGCGTAAGAGCGTAAACCCACGGGCAAGAGGGGTCGGTTTTTTCTGAAATGTAAACTAACCCTTTGTTTTGATCGCTGTAAACACCGTATTGTATGCCGTTACAAATGATGGTGAATTGATAAACGGCGTGTCCGTCGTGGACAGCAAGGAATGTGTCGTTATCCTCAATGAATTTGCCGTCGCTGGCATATTCGCCGTATTTAGTTCCTGCTATCATTTTGCCGAACTTAGAAGATGCACGTTTGTCTTTAAGTTGTTCAGAACCTTCGGCCCATTGGTAAAGCACGTTTTCGCTAGTCCAAATTTGTCCTTGCTTGATTGGCTGCACATTAAAAGCGGGGTGCATATGGTATGGATTGTAAAAGCTAGTGTTATTTCCCAGCATAAAAACTTTTACTCTATCTTCCTCACGGTCGATGGTGTGATAAATAGAAAGCAGTAAATCAGGCTCTTTCCAGCCCGACACATACATTGATCGTGAACCTTCCTCTAGCATATATTCATCGAATATCATGTAATATACATTAGGGAAAGATCGCTTTTTGATTTTTTGCGATTCAGAAAGCGCAATACACCAGCCAACAGTTTCACCGTTTAGCGAAAGCGTTTCCTCAGAGCTGCTTACCTCAACGCCGGGAAATTCTTTGTCAAGCACTTTTTGAAAGGCAGTCAAAAGAACACCCTCTTTCTTTTCTGACTGAGTGCGTACAAGGTATACAAATTGTTGGTGTTTTTCAAGGCAGCGGTTCACAACCCACTTTTGGGTTGTATATGTTTTACCGATAGAACGTTCACCGTTTATAAGGTTAAAGTTTCTTTGGTAAGGGAGAATCTTGTTTATATCCCAGTAAATGCCCATAATGACCTCCAATAAAAAGAATAGCGCAAGAACAGCACAAAGACAGTGGCGGGTGTCACCCCGTAGCAACCGGGAGGGAATCAACCCTTGACACCCCGGTGTGCCACAACTGTTCAAACTTGTGAAGCCTTACGCTATCATTATTATAGCACACTACGCTCATAAAGTCAATATTGATTTTTACGAAAAATAGGTGTATAATATAATAGAATGGAGGTGATATTTTGATCGTGAATGTTGTAAGAATGAATAAAAATGCCGGGGTTAACCTAAAGCGTATTCGCACAGAACAGGGGTTGACCCAGCGGAATCTTGCAGAAATGACGGGGATAAATATTCGCAGTATCCAGAATTACGAACAGGGTAAGAATAGCCTGTATCGTGCGTCCTATGATCGTCTGAGGAAGATTTCCACGGCATTGAACTGTGAAATCGCAGAGCTTGTCCCCATCGTAAAAAATATTGAAAAAGGTGTTGACAAACAGCCGTAAGTGTGGTACACTTATAAACGTAGCAAGGAGCTACAAAATAAACTTCAAAAGGAGCTATGCAAAATGACAATCAAAGTACCTGTAACTGAAATCACAATGGGAACCCAGCAGGAAAACGCCATTGTGGACTTGCAGACCGTGGAAGTCCTGGGCCGTTTGAGTTTGCCCGCCGCAAGAGATATGTACCCGGACTACGTGGTTATCAGCGTTGAGCGCCACTATTCTGACCGGGAAGTTGACCAGACGGCGTTGGAACAGCTCATTGCTTCTGTGCCCGTTGACGCTGCCACACCCACTATCGACATTGCTGATTAAGGAGGAAAAGAATCATGGAAAGCGCAATTACCCTGTATAACGCAGTTGAAAACGAACTCGGTCAGCCCTATTGCAGTATGCAAGTCACCGATGAAGAATCGGCCTCTATGCTGTTCAAGGCCATGAACCAGCCCGACGAAAGCTTGAGCGAACATATCAACGAAACGTTGGATATTACCAACATTTTCATTCAGCCTGTTCCCATGGCGAATGAGGAAACCGGAGAAGTTCAGATGCAGCCCCGGATCGTACTGTTTGGAAACGACGGCAAGACCTATGTTTCCATTTCTAAGGGAATTTACAATTCCCTCAAGAATATGTGCACTATCTGCGGAACCCCCGAAACCTGGAAAGCACCCATCACAATCAAAGTGGGGCAGCGGCAGATTAAGGAGCGTCGTATGCTGACTTTCTCCGTGGAATCCTGGAACGGAAACCTGGGCAATAAGTAAGAGTACAACGAAAAGTGCATACTATCCCGGAACAGGGGGAGGGAATAGCGGCCCTCTCCCTTTTCCGCTATTTTCGGGAGGTTATTATGGCACGTAAAAAGCCTTTATTTAAAACTTATACGGCGCAAGATGATCGCCGTTTAAAGACGTTAGTTTCTGACTTTAATAAGAAACGAAACGTCATGCAAAAGGAACTAGGTTATCAACCGCCCAAGATTAAGTACAGTGAATTAGCTTCACAGATTGGCAGCAGAGCCGAATATAATAGAGTTCTTTCTGTTTATGGGCGATATCTCCGCCCCGGTTCTGAGCGAATTTACACTAATTCTAGTGGAATTAAGTTTACTTCATGGGAACGCAATGAAAATAGATATGCTATCCAGAGAATCAATAATAGAAGGGCAAAACGTCTATCTGAACTTCAAATTAAGTTTAGCGAAGGGCAAATGGGCAGAATGGAAGATTTGAATTTACTTCCAGCCAAGAATTGGACAGAAACATATAAAGACACAAGTAATTTTAATAAGTATTTTCGCAGCTTGCAGCACCAAGCAAACGTTGACTATTGGAAGCGGGGCGAAGATCGCTATAAGGAAAACTATTTAACGGCGCTTGATGCTGAGTTTTACGGCATGAAGGATTTAAAGCAGTTAAAGCGCATTTTAAAGGGTGTTTCTGGTAGGCAAATGCTGGAAGCAACAGGATGGGACGCAACACTAACAGCACACTTTGTATATGGCTATGAGGATAAACAAATGCGTTTATCACACATTCTTGTTCGTTGGAAAGAAGTTGTAAAACGATGGAAATAATTTGTGCTGACTTTGAAACTACAACTAAGGCGGATGATTGCCGTGTTTGGGCTTGCGGTATGTACTATATGGATTCTAAGCGCTTTGAATGTGGCAATTCTATTGAATGGTTTTTTGATCGCCTTAGCGAATTAGATGATTGCACAGTATATTTCCATAACTTAAAGTTTGACGGCACGTTTATTCTTGATTGGCTATTCAGAAATGGATTCACACATTCAACAGAACGAAAGATTTACAAAGGCGAATTTTCAACACTTATTTCTGACAAGAATTTGTTTTACAGCATTAAAATAAAGTTAAAGCAAAAATCCACTATCACAATTTATGACAGCTTAAAGATTATTCCTTTCTCGGTTGCTGTTATTGCTAAGTCTTTCGGCCTTAAAATTATGAAGGGCGAAATTGACTACACAATGGAGCGTCCGCCTGGTTGGGAAATAACTAAAGAAGAATATGACTACATTAAAAACGACTGCGAAATAGTTGCACAAGCTCTACAACAATTATTTGACCAAAACTTAAAGAAAATGACGCAAGGCAGCAATGCACTTGCTGATTTTAAAAGCACTTTAAACAGAAAGTTTGAAAGAATTTTTCCGCCGCCTGAGTATGATAGTGATATAAGACAAGCGTATAAAGGCGGCTTTACCTATGTTAACCCCAAGTATCAAGGCTTGAATATCGGGAAGGGTGTTGTATACGACAAGAATAGTATGTACCCTAGTATGATGAAGTTTAAACCACTCCCCTATGATCGGGGCGAAAGGTTTACAGGCAAATATGAAAATGACGAGTTTTATCCTCTCTATATACAAGCGTTTAGCTGTATTTTTGAGTTAAAGGAAAAGCATTTGCCCACCATACAAATCAAAACAGGGTATTTAGGATTTGTGCCAACAGAATATGTCACAAGCAGCAACGGCGAAGAAATCACTCTTTGTCTGACTAGTGTTGATTTTAAACTGTTTCTTGACCATTACAATATAATTGGTGAAATAAATTATATTGGCGGTTGGAAGTTTAGGGCAGCAACGGGCTTGTTTGACGCTTATATTGATAAATGGTATAAGGTTAAAGAAGAATCAACGAGAACAGGCAATAAAGGTTTGAGAACACTTGCTAAACTAATGCTTAATGCTTTATACGGGAAGTTTGCGTTGAATCCTAAAGTACAAAGTAAAATACCTTATTATGACAAAGAGGAAAACATGGTCAAGTATAAGTTAGGCAAAGAAGAAGAACGAGAACCGCTGTATCTTCCCGTGGCTTGTTTTATTACTGCTTATTCAAGGGAAGATGTTATAAGAAACGCACAAGCTAATTATGAGCGCTTTATTTATGCTGATACAGATAGCTTGCATTTGATAGGGACGGAAGCCCCTCAGAACATGGACATTGACAATTACAGACTAGGCGCTTGGAAACAAGAATCAACATTTATTAGAGCTAGATTTTTAAGGGCTAAATGCTATATCGAGTATATTCCGGGTAAGTTACCTATAAAGGGTAACACAATTCCAGGGACGCACGTTTGCGTTGGCAAGTATCCGGTAAAACGTTTGTATTATGCCCCGGCGAAAGTAACTTGTGCAGGTATGCCCTCAAGTTGTCACCCTTATGTAACATGGGAAAACTTTGCTGTTGGCGCAAGTTATCCTGGGAAGAAACGTTTTCAAACAGTTCCCGGCGGGGCTGTGTTGATCGATACGCCGTTTAAGATTAAAGAAATTGGCATTTGACAAGTTAAATTCTGTGTGCTAAAATTTAGTTAGCTTAATTCTTCAAGGAAGGAGGGGCCGACATGACTACACAGGACATTGTTACCTTGATTCAGAGTGTGGGCTTTCCGATTGTAATGTGCGGTTTGATGGCGTGGTATGTAAAGTATATCACCGACAAGAACCGGGAGCAGATTACGGCAGAGCGGGAAGCTCACAAGCAGGAAATGAGTGAAGTTATTGCGGCTGTCAATAACAACACTGTTGTTATTGAAAAGCTGCTTACTAAACTCGACAGTGTGACGATTGGAGGTGATAACGTTGCTTAAAGGTGTAGACATTTCTTCCTGGCAGAGTAGTGGTGCTGTTAAATACAGCGATTATGACTTTGTCATTATCAAGGCCAGTGAAGGTGTAAATTTCAAAGACCCCGGCCTTGATCGCCATTTGGCGGGGTTGTTTGGAAGTACAGACCCTTCTCCCCGCCCCGACTTGTGCTATGGCTTTTATCACTATGCCCGCCCGGATTTGGGCAATAGCGCAGAGGATGAAGCAAAGAGCTTTCTTAGCTTCATTTCCGCACACGTGGGTAACTGCGTTATGGCCTTGGACTGGGAGCAGGATAGTTTGAACTATTCCGTTGACTGGGCCAAGGCGTGGCTTGACTATGTGTATAAGCAGACAGGTGTAAAGCCCCTGCTTTATATCCAGGCTTCACAGGCCAAGCTATCTAAATATGCCTCCATTGCAGCCGCCGATTACGGCTTGTGGGTTGCACATTGGGGAGTGGCAGCACCCAGTTTTTCCAACTGGAAGAATTACGCTATCTGGCAGTATCGTGGAAGCCCGTTGGATATGGATGAATTCAACGGCGACAAGGCTGCTTGGTGGAAATATTGTGGTAGAAAGGAGGTGGAAGATATGACCGAAGCAGAAGTAAGGCAGATCGCGCAGGACGAAATCAAAAAGCATTTCAGGGCGCTTGAAACCGATAAAACTGTTAGTTCCTGGGCTAAAGACCACGTGGAGTGGGCCATGGAAAACGGGGTAATGAACGGCGACGTTGCCGGAGATATTACCAGTTTCCGGGCACATGATTACCCCACCAGAGAAGAGTTGGCGGCGTTGGCCCATAACTTCCACACTAAATTCATTGAAGGTCGATTCAATGAGGTGAAGTGAAAAGAGGGCGGCGTTGATCGCCGCCCTTTACTTTAAGGAGGTACTACCATGTTAAGCGGACTTGATGTAAGTGTTTTTCAAGGTCAAATGGATTTTAGCTCATATGACTTTGTGATTATCAAGGCAAGTGAAGGTTGGGCATATCAAGATGAAGGTATGAATCGCCATGTACAAAGTGCATTATCGACTAACACACCGTTTGGCTTTTATCATTATGCAAGGCCAGATTTAGGCAATAGTCCTCAGACGGAAGCAGATAGCTTTTTAAGCTATGTTCAGCCGTACATTGGACAAGCTGTGTTTGCGCTGGACTGGGAACAAAAGTCTTTAAATTATCCCGCAAGCTGGGCATTGGAGTGGTGTTCATACGTTAAGCAAAAAACAGGTACAACGCCATTTATTTATATTCAAGCTAGCGTTGAAAACAATGGTTCAATGCGTTCTTTGTATCAAGGCGGCTTCCCTCTTTGGATTGCGCAATGGGAAGTATCTCAGCCGCAAGTTGAAACATGGGATAAATGGACACTTTGGCAATATCAGGGAAGCCCGTTAGACCTGGATTATTTTGACGGAACTATTGATGATTGGAATACATGGGCTGGCGGCGGTTCTGTTCAGCCCTTAGAGTGGGTGACAGGAAATCGTTATTTAAGCTCTAGCGAAATGCAAAATAACGCAAAGATCGTGTATCAGTATTTCAATAAACAGGGCTGGACATTAAACGCTGTGGCGGGTATGCTTGGAAATATGCAGCGTGAAAGCACTATAAACCCAGGTATTTGGGAAAGTTTGCAGCCTTATATACCAGGGGGAGGTTATGGGCTTGTAGGTTGGACACCATACACACGTATAACTGAGTGGCTTACGTCACACGGTTATGCAATAGACGACGGAAACGGACAGCTAGCTAAAATACAGGAGGAATGGCTAGACCCTAGTGTGGAAGTTGTATGGATTGAAACAAGTACATATCCAATTAGCTTTAATGAATTTGTTACAAGTACAGAAAGCCCGGAGTTTTTGGCTAGTGTGTTTCTGTACAACTATGAAAGAGCGGGAGTAGCGGCAGAATCAGAACGGCGGGAAAATGCTCGTTATTGGTATGATTACCTATTGGCAAACGGCGGCGGCTCTGTGTTTGTGCCAAGACTTAACTCAGACGGCATGGAGGGAAATCCGTATTGGTATGATTACAACCCATTTTACTTAGCGGGATACGGGTTGCCGAACTGCACAGCGTACTGTTGGGGAAGATGGTATGAAATTCAAGGCGTTTATCCGGAACTGCCGCTAGGAAACGCCAATACATGGTGGAATGATGCCCAAAACATGGGAAAAAAGACTGGACAAACGCCACAACTTGGTGCTATAATAGTGACATGGTACAGTGATGGTGGACACGTTGCTGTGGTTGAACAGATAAATAGTGATGGTTCAATCGTTACAAGTAACTCAGGATGGGGCAGTTCGTATTTTTGGACGGAAACGTTGTATCCCGAAAATGGCTATTTAGCGTCGTGGGTGCCGTCAGAAGCATACGTGCAAGGCTTTATATATCTTGACATTTCACCCGTTGGCCCCGGCCCTGTTCCTGATCGTCCAACATTCGGTAAAGCTAGTAAGGGTAAAGCAAGTAAATATGGAAATCTATGGTTAACGTTAAGAGGTGTTAAACAGTGAAAAACGCAAAAACAATTAACAAATTGTTGGCTGAAATTATGGATAAAACGGATATGAACCCGGAAATTGAATCCATTGTGGGCCAACTCCGTGATGAATTTGCCGCACGTGACACAGCAATGAAACAGGCGTTCCATCCCTGGGATGAAGAAAGCGAAGAAGATTTCACGCCTGTGCTTGCGAATAACGGCGGCGAAGATTACAAAGGGAAGTATGAGGATTTGAAGCGTCAATATTTTGATCGCTTTTTCAATGGAAATCCTTCTCCCGATGGCAACCCGGCCCCTAACGGAAATCCTGACCCCGGCAATTCTGGCTCGGATATTTTTGAGCCTGATGCAAAACCTATTTCTGATTTATTTGAGTAAAGGAGGAATTAACAATGGCAACTATTCCCAAGCAAGCAAACCTTAAAGCAACGGCGGCAGACGTTGTAAACAGCGTCGCAGCAGAAGCGGGGTTGTCCAACGTCCCCACGGTTCTCAATGAAGGGCAGACCCTTTCTGACGGAACCAAAGTTACCCACACAATGGCCCTTGAAAGTCTGAGGGCGGCGGGTGACGCTATTTCTGGTTTTCAGCCCACGGCAAACTCCTTCCTTTCTGCCCTGGTGAACCGTATTGGCTTGGTGCTTATCAACTCCAAGCTGTACAGCAACCCGTGGGCTATGTTTAAGAAGGGCATGCTGGAATACGGCGAAAGCATCGAAGAACTGTTCGTAAATATCGTTTCGGCACAGAACTTTGACCCGGAAACGGCAGAAAATGAAGTGTTCAAGCGCAAACTGCCTGACGTGCGGAGCGCTTTCCACACCATGAATTTTCAAAAGCACTATGACACCACCGTTACACGGGCGCAGCTTGCCCAGGCGTTTTTGTCCTTCCAGGGCATTTCTGACCTGATTACCCGTATTACCGAGCAGCTTTATACCTCTGCAAACTACGACGAGTTTCTTGTGATGAAGTATCTTATCGCATACGCAGCGGTGAACGGCGGCTTTTACCCTGTGGGTATCTCTGAGGTTACTCCCGCAAACAGTAACTCCATTGTTACCACGTTGAAAACCATGTCCGATAATCTTACCTTTCTCAAGGCTGATTACAACCTGGCAGGAGTACATACCTACTCCGACAAGCGTTCCCAGGTGTTCATCATGTCTACTGCGTTCGCCAACTTGGTGGACGTGGAAACGCTGGCTTTGGCGTTCAACATTGACAAGGTGGAACTGATGGGCAGGATCGTCAAGGTGGATTCTTTCGGCTTTGATGATACCGAGAAAAAGCGCCTTGACGCTCTTTTGGGCGAAAACCCCGGCTATATGGATTTGTCCGCTAGCATGGATAAGTTGAAGGCCCTTCCCTGTGTGTGCGTCGATGAATCTTTCTTTATGATTTTCGACAACTTCCAGGAAATGACTGATCAATGGAACGGCCTTGGCCTGTATTGGAACTATTTCCTGCACACCTGGAAAACCTTCTCCACTTCCCCGTTTGCCAATGCTGTTCTGTTCACAACTGAAACTCCCGCCGTTACGGCTGTTACTGTCACACCTGACACCGCAACCGCAAGCGCAGGGGCAAGCATGATGTTTGATGCAAAAGTTACCTTGAGTGGCTTTGCGTCTGCACAGGTTGTATGGAGCATCAGCGGCAACAGTTCCAGCAACACCAAGATCGACGCACAGGGCCGTTTGAAACTGGCAGCAGATGAAGCCGGCCCCACTATCACCGTAAAGGCGACGAGCGTTTACGACGATTCTAAGAGTGGAACGGCAGCGGTTACCGTGTCTTAATGGAGGGAGGGCGCTCTAGTGGATAACGTTTTAAGAAGCGTTCCCACGCCGCCTTACGCTCCAACAAACGAAATAAGAATTTGCAAGGGAGTTTGTTTTGAACCTAGTATGACTAATACCGTACTTTGGGACGATATAAACTCCCAACTTTCTTATATAGTGAGTAAGACGGCATTCAGATTTACAGACTTTACGCCTTTTCGGTTAAGCGAACAGGCAGTGCTTGTACAAAACCCCGCAGACAGTTATTACAACTGCAATTATCTTGCATTTAGAAACAGTGATTTTAACGGTGACAAGTGGTATTTTGCCTTTATTACGCAAGTCGATTTTGTTGATATGTACACCTCAAGAATTCATTTTGAAATCGACCCACTTCAAACATATATGTTCGATATGGAGTTTTTGCCTAGTTATATCGAGCGTTGGCATACGCCGACAGACGAAATAGGCGACAACTTAGTGGACGATGGGCTAGAGCTTGGGGATTATATTATCAACGACCAAGAACAAACAGACCAATTCGACAGTTATTCAATCGTTGTTGCCGCAACCGTTGATAAGTATGGAAACAACAGCAGTGGCGGGTATTACGGTGGAATTTACAGCGGATTAACATATAATGTATTTGATAGCGCAACAGACGTAAACAACTTTATTGATAAAATGACTACGGCTAATAAGGCAGATTCTATTGTTGCTATTTTTATGATGCCGTCATCTTTTGTAAGTAATAAAGGAACTAGTGAAGCAACACAATTCGATTTCACATATCAATCTCCCACAAGAAACACTCTAGATGGGTATAAGCCAAAGAACAATAAACTTTTAACGTATCCCTACAAAGTTCTGAATGTTTCAAATATGAGTGGACAAAGTGCTGATTTTCATTTTGAATATTTCAACGACATTGACGGGAGTTTTGTGTTTACTCTTTGTGCTGATATGTCCCCCAACTGCACCGTGAAACTTTGGCCTAAATGGTACAACGGAATGAAAACAGAGGGTGGCTCTAGCCCCTCAGTAAATGCTATTGACTATGGCTTAACATTAAGCGGATTTCCTCAATGCGCATGGGTGACTGACGCTTATCAGGCGTATCTTGCACAAACTGGGAGTGTTTCGGCTTTTGGCGTAACACTTACAGGGCAAGATTTAACAATGGCACAAAACGTTGGAAGCCTAGTGTCAAACTTGTTTTCTGCAAACGTGGGAGGAACAGTTAACAGCTTTTTCGGGATAGCGCAAAACATGGCTAAAATAAACGCAACAAAGAGCTTGCCGCCACAAGCGGGCGGGCAGACAGCGAACGGCGCTCTTGTTGCAATGAAAGCCAAAGATTTTCTTTTCACCGATTTAAGTATCAGAGCCGAATTTGCACAGCGAATTGACAACTATTGGACAATGTATGGTTACCCAGTTCATAATGTTCTGCCTTTGAATTGGGATTATCTTAAAAGCCGCAAAACATTTAACTTCATTAAAACACAGGGTATCATTATTCAAGGTGATGAAATCCCAGCGCAAGCAACTGAACAACTCCAAAATATTTTTAATAGTGGTGTTTGTTTTTGGCATGATGTTTCCAATTTTGGAAACTTTAGAGCCGACAATCAGATTGTTTAAATGGAGGTGATACAATGGGAAAATATCGACGTATTAAAAGATGGGCAAGCGCCGAACTTAATAACGCTACATTTATAGATTATTTTGATCGGCTAAAATCTATCGCTATGAACCGTTTTGAATGGGTTGGCGTACCTGACACAATCGACGTGAGGTTTTTGGAAAGAGCGCTGTTTGATCGTGGGTATTGTGTATTCTTCAAAGACCCTGTTATCGGTTATTTATGCTTAAATGCCAACTTAGGCGGTCAATTTACTGTGTACGATATCCCACGTATCCGACGAGTTTACACCACTAATGGAACGTATAGCGCTAATCTCAATGAGGAAAATAGTGTTATTATTTGGAACAACTACCTGCACAAGTCAGACTATATGACAACCGAGCTTGCTGCTTTACGTCTTTCGGACATTCAAAGAACAATTGACGTAAACATTAAAGGGCAAAAAACACCGAAACTAATTCTTGCAAATGAAGAACAACGGCTTGCAATGAAAAACCTGTATATGCAATGGGATGGAAATGAACCGTTCATATTTGGCGACAAGGCGTTAAGAAGGGAACTTCAAATTGAAGTGCTCGACACAACTGCCCCCTATGTGACGGATAAATTGGAAATTCAGAAACACCAAGTCATGAGCGAATATTTGACGTACCTTGGAATTGAAAACGCCAACACAGACAAAAAGGAAAGGCTTGTTGCTGATGAAGTTGGAGGAAGTTATGGGCACACCGAAATGAATCGCAATGTGGCCTTAAACGCAAGAGAGGAAGCCTGTAAACAAATAAACGAAATGTTTGGGCTGTCAATGTCAGTTCGTTTTAAAAGCGAAATGAACACACAAGTTAACAGCTTTAATACAGACAGTGAAAACAAAGATAAGGGAGGGAAAGACAATGGCTAAATACACAACCGAAGTTTTGTCCATTGTGAACGCTTACAGCACTCCCGGCAATTCGCTACGTGATCGCATTGATGAAGCAAACGAAAAGTATATTTTCAATTTTGATTTTCCCATTTGGAATGAAGCGTATCGAAGCGAACTAGAACGAAAAATCACGATGCACTATATCAGGAGAGAAATTGCACAGGAAACAGTTGAAATGTGGCGTATATATCTGGAAATGCGAATGAATGAAATTATGCCCTATTATAATCAGTTATACGAAACCACAACAGCAAAATTCAACCTTGAAAACGACGTTGATATCACCGAAAGTTTTGGAAAAACGTTTGACAGCACGGCGACAGAAACCGGAACAGCACAAGCCGTAACAGACCAAAATGGCACAACAAAAAGTGATACACTTAATACCAACTATCCGCAAGGCGCTGTCAATTCCTCCATGAACTCGTATTACGCAAGCAGCGGGCAAAACAACAGCGGAGAAACCAACTTGAACGGCACAGACACCACAACAAGTGATCGCACAAGAACCGGAAAAGACACTGAGGAAAGCACAAAAAACCGCAAAGGATTAAGCGGCTTGCATTTACCCGGTGACTTAATTACAAGCTATCGTAAGACCATTATAAACATTGATATGCAGATTATTGCAGAACTGCGTTCTTTGTTTATGACACTATATTAAGGGAGGGAGTTTTATGGCTATTGAAAAAACCCCACTGTCTGCGAAATTCGCATTTTATTGTCAAAAGGTTTTGCCCCTTGTGTATGATGAAAGCCTTTCCTATTATGAGGTACTTTGCAAACTTGCCGAATATATGAACAATATGTTCGCAACGCAAGAAGGTTTTGCAAAGGCTCTTGAGGAATTGGGAATCAGACAGGACGAAGTGGAAAAGGAGTTTGCCGAACTTCAAGAAACTGTAAATGACAACCTGGATTATATGCGGGATGAATTGGATAAAGTGAAAAACGGCGACTATATTTCACTTTACCTTGATTCTATCCAGAGTTATCTTGACCAAAATATGCAAAAGATCGTTGCGAACACCGTGAAATACGTTTCGTTTGGTATCACCGACGATGGACGATTTTGCGCCTATATTCCCGATACCTGGGACTTTTTGGGATTTGACACAGTCCCGGAAGGGGAACCACTTGCGGGGCATCTTGTACTTTACTGGTAAATGTGGTATCATATAAAGGAGGTGAAACCATGGACACTTTCAACGTGTTTTTAACTGAGGAAGAAATCTCCGAACGATATGAAACTGCCCCCATTGGTATTTGCTTACTTTGCAACACTACCCTTGAGCTTTTGGGGGTGACAACTACGTGAACACATACATTGGTGAACGTTATGTTCCCGTCGTATACGGCGAATGGGACGAAGTTATAGACTATGAAAGTCTTGTGATCGTAACCAGTAACGGCAGCGGGTACATATCAAAACAAGCCGTCCCTAAAGGAACACCCATTTCAAACACTGAGTATTGGGTGCTGCTTTATCAAGGTGGAACAGGCGGGAGCGTTGTAACCTGGGAAAGCATTATCGGCAAACCAACGTCTTTCCCTTCAAGCTGGGATTCTATCACAGGAAAGCCCACAAACTTCCCCGTGGCGTGGGAAAGCGTAAGCGGTAAGCCTAGCGTTTTCCCCTCTACCTGGGATAGCGTTTCAGAAAAACCCGACGTGTTTCCTAGCGACTGGCTTAAAATTACAAACCGCCCTACCCTGTTCAATACCACATGGGGACTTGTACAAGACAAGCCCGAAATATTTCCCACGAATTGGGATTCAATATCAAACAAACCAGAAACCTTTCCACCTTCTCCGCACACTCACAAGCAAACTGATATTGAAGGATTAGAAACGTCGTTAAACGACATTCAGACCGAGCTAAACGAACACACAGAAAGCATTACCGAATTAGTAAATGAATTAAATACTTGGAGTGATCGCATAGACGATAAAGCAGATAAAAGCCTAGAAAACGTTAGCAATACTGACTTTTACAATAAAGGAATTGCTTGCGGTTTAGGCGGCGGTTCAACCCCTGTTTCTTGGGATAGTATAACGGGAAAACCTTCAACGTTTCCACCGTCTGCACACACTCACAGCATTAACGAAATTACTAATTTGACACAAACCTTATCCACAATAAACGCAAACATAACTAGCATACAATCAAGCATTAGCAGTATAAACGCCTCTTTAACAGAGTTCAATACCCGTCTTACAAACACTCAAAACACCGTAGGTCAACAAACCATTGCAATTAGTAACTTGCAATCAAACCAAAACACATTTAATACACAACTGCAAAACCTTTCTAATTCGCTTACAACAAAGGCAAACGTCACGCTAGACAACGTGGACAACGAAACCTTTAAAGCAAAGGCTGTTGAAGCGGGTGTGGGAGGAAGCGCTACATGGGATAGCATAACCGGGAAACCTTCTACGTTCCCCACTAACTGGGATTTGATCGCAGACAAACCCGAAAGTTTTCCCGTTTCCTGGGACGATATCACGGGAAAACCTAGTTCCTTCCCTGTAAGCTGGAATGATATCGCCGATAAACCCAGTGTATTCCCACCCTCTGCCCACACCCACACGATTCAACAAATTGACACATTAGACGAAACATTGACGGCACTTAATGACGAGCTTGTTACTACAAGCAACACAGCAAAAAACGCTTACACAATCGCTAGTGGACTTGAAGGAAACGTGATGTTGCTACCTTCTAACGCAGGAAGCAGCGGGCAATGGCTAAAACGCAATTCACATAATCAAGGCACGTGGACGACGCTTCCCAGTGCTAGCGCTTCACAAGCCGGGCTAATGTCCTCAACAATGTATACAAAAGTAAATAATACTTTAAGATATGTTGTTGCCGAGGGAACGTCAAATAGTTTTACTTATCGTGAGTGGTCAGACGGATTTGTAGAATTATGGAGAACAATTTCTCTAAGTAACGTTTCAGTAAACACCACTTTAGGAAATATGTATCGAAGCGGCGGGCCTTATACGCAGACAACGTACAAATACCCCTACACCTTCACTTCAAGACCTTTTGTATTTGCAACGTTTTTCAGCACTAATTCTGCTAGTGCTTTCGTATGGCTAAACCCTGTTTTATCATATGCTAAAACTTATTTGCCGCCACTATACCTTGTAAGACCCACAACGGGAACTTGCACAGGCGACTTATATTTCTATGTGTGCGGAAACACATAAGGAGGTATTTTTATGAACGCAAATAATATTTATGTCGGCAATCGGTACACCCCTCTTTTTTGCGGCCCCTGGAAAGAAGGAACCAAATATGAAAGCCTTTCAGCCGTTACCTACACAGACGGAAACGCTTATGTTTCCAAGGGGCCTGTTCCCGCTGGGACTGTCCCCACAAACTCTGAATATTGGGTGCTGTGGGGCAGCGGAAACGCAGCGCTCGACAGTGTTACCCAGCGGCTCAACACTGTGGAAAATGATGTTGAAAACCTGGAAAACTCTTTGTCCACCACACAGAAAAATCTCCCCTGGAAAGTATCGACCACCTTAAAGGGCGACGGCGCAACCGACAACACGCTGCTTTTCGGTGCTCTTGACCCTGACACGCCCATTGCCCTCACCCCAGGTACTTACCTTATCACAGGCAATGTAACAATTCCTTGTGCTATCCAGTTTATCCCCGGCGCTATTATCAAATATAACGCCGCAACTGTGGGAACCAACTATGCAACAGTGACGTTCGCAAAAGGCTTTTATGTGCCCGAAAATACTCAGATTTTCGATACCTACATTGTGCCTAAGATCGGAAGTAATGGCGCAAGCATTACTCCGAGATTTAGTTGGTACGGCGGCAAAGAAAGTAACAGCGCAAGCGTAAACGATAACCTGTTTGCATGGCTCACTTCCAACCTTTACAGCGGAAATACAAGCGGCCTTGCACCTTATGCGGATATCATCATTGAACCAGGCCAATATAAGTTTTCCAACCTGGAAAACGAAAGTGTATTCAGCAGAAACCACAGGCCCGTACACATGAAAGGCTATGGGGTGACCATAAACACCAACAGCAGCCAAGAAAGAGTAACACTTCCTTATGGCATTGTTGAAGGTTTTGTGTTAAACACAATCAATGGTGCTGTAAACGGCAGAGCGTTGGTCAAAAACTGCATTTTCGCAAGTCATGCGGCGGGGAATAATATCTATACCACCGATTTTGAAAATATCGACTTTTCTAACGGTGTAAACATGGCCCCGTTCGCCGGGTGTACCTTTAAACGATGCACCTTCCTAAATTCCGTTTCAGTGTCCGGTGAAGCAAACGAGTTTATTGACTGCACTTTCAAGGCCGATTCATATTTCAACGGAAGCGTTGCTATGTTAACAGGAAGTTACTCCGCAGTCAGATTCACCCGTTGCACATTCGATTTCAGCGGTGCCGACACCGGAAAGATCGCTCAAGCGCTTGTTTACACCTCAACGCCCCAATATTCCAGCATTTGTTTTGATTCTTGCTATTCTGGCAGTAGTAAAATTATTATGCCTGACTATGCAAGCGTTATCAACTGCCTTTTCCCTTATGCGTCTACGCTGACCGGAAAAATCAACGCTGTTAACAACATTCTTAACAGCAGACCTCAAGGCGATTATAACGGTTTTGGAAACATGATCGGTGGACAGCCCGACACGGCGGGTGAAAAATATGTGATCGGTTATACCCTCACAAGCGCAAAAACTGACAACACGCTGCAAAAGGGCGCTAACCCCAATATGGACTTTGAGTTAGTCGAACTTTATTCTGACGGCACATATAACAATATGGGAAGCCTACCCGCTGGCGTTCTTCATATCATCGGCGCTCATAAAACCGCCACTTACAATAACGCTGGGAGCGGAACAATCGTTTTGCAGTCTGACGAAACCGCAACAAGTGTTTTGATCGTCTATCACTCCACAGGTCAAAATGAAGGAACTAAAGGCGCTTATGCGTTCTTGTCCATGATCGTTGACCAATCTGTTGGCTAAGAGTACAAGTTTCCTTAACTACCCATAAGGAAAGGCCCGGAAGAAATTCCGGGCTTTTTCCTATTGACAAAGTGGCATTTTAGGTGTATAATAAAGAAAACAATGAAAGGAGGACAAGCAAATGGACGATTTGACTATTACCGAACGGGCCATTGGAGAACGAGCTTTTGACCTTACAAAAGAGTATTTGGAAAATATCCTAAAACTCTGCAACGGGCAAAAAGCGTCCTTCTCCTATTCACTCATTAAAACGTGTGCTGAAATGATGGACGAAACAGCGGAGGAGCTTAAAGAAATAATGCGCCCTTCATTGCTTAGAACCATACGGGAGATTATGCGGCAGCTTTAAGGAGGTTATTATGGAAGTAAAAATTACCTATCATCTTTCGGCGGGAAATATGGATACATTCTATACCATTACAAGCAAGGAGCTTTTCCAGGACTTTTGCTTGATTCTAATTAACATGGGATTTTTGATTGATTCCGTGATCACCATTAAAACCCCAAAACCCGCTGAACAGCCACAAGCATAACGAAAAATCCCCCTACCATAGGGGGATTTTTTATGGCTTAAATATTTAAGTCTTTATCATAATGTTACCAACTGAAAAGGAGTAATACAAAATGAAAAACAACAAAACATTGATCGAAAGATTGATTGAAGCGGGCTATCCTAAAGAAAATATGTTTCATCATTGTAGTGACCTTTATATATTTGTGACAGATGTTAGTGAAAAGGTTGTCAAGAAATGGGCTAATGAAAATAATATACCTAATACATTTTATAATAAATTCAAAGACAATGTAACTGGAAAAATTATGTATGACCTTCCTTTCCAGTGGATGGAATTCTTTAACAGATTAGTATAATGTTAAAACGACAGCGGGTAAAATAAAGCCCGCTGTTTTATTTATTTAAAAAATCTTTGAAAAAGGTATTGACAGGCAGCAAAACGTGTGCTATAATAAAGACACAATAAAGAAAGGGGCTAAACAAAATGACGAAGACAATTCCTGACATGAACGCCGCCCGTGAGCTTGCGTTGTATGCTTGCAATGATTCTGACATTTATTTTCAAAACATTTCTCCCGTGATCGCTAACCTGTCTAAAAAGGTAAAGCGTGGGACTTATGACAGAACCAAGGCTGTTAAAGCCTGGGAGCACGTAGCAACCGCCGCCGCTATGAAATACAACAAAGAGTTCGGTACTCCCGGCGCTCCTTATTATACAATGTTTAATGCAGCTACACGCCGGGCCGCTGCTGCTGAATTGGCAGAAAACTTTTCTGAGGACTTGGAGGGTTAAACAATGAATAAATGGTATAATACAGAACTGAGCAGACAGGACGCCGAAAGGCTTTCATATTACCTCACAAAGAACAGCATAAAGTTTGAAACAAGCGGAGCTTATAACCTCACACACTTTGAAATCCTAGCAACGCCTAAACAGGCGGAAATGATCAATACTTGGATTGATGATCAATTATAAGGGAGGGCTGAACAATGGTTGAATTATTGATATTGTGTATGTGGCTTTTGATTCTAGGGGCACTAGGGGCAGCGGTTGAAAACACAAGAGCGGGACACAAACTGCTGAGAACCATTGATAGGGGCATGACTAAGGCTAGTGAGAGTATAGCATATTTCATTATAGGCAAGCGTAAATAATAGGGCCGCATATGGCCCTTTATTTATGCACATATAATTATAATAAATATAATTATATAATATTGCCTCT